GACGACAAATTATTTCAAGTAACAACTGTTGTAGATGCAAACAATTTTAAAATAACACAAAGCAGCAACGCTTCAGGTAACGCTGGTCCAGGAGGCAGTGTCACTGTTACACCATATGCAAAAATTGGTCCGCAAACTCAAACACAAGGTTATGGTTGGGGTATAGGCACGTGGGGCGCGAGCACTTGGGGCACAGCTAAAACATCAAGTGACGTTATTCTAGAACCAGGCCTCTGGAGTCTTGATAACTTTGGTCAAGTGTTAATTGCAACTGTTGCAAATGGATCTACGTTTACTTGGAATGCAGGTGCAAATACTCCTACATCAGTTAGAGCATCTACATCTACATCAGGTTTTGCAACAACAAACAATCCAGCCATATCAAGATTTACAATGGTATCTCCAACAACAAGACACTTAGTTCATTTTGGAAGTATTATACCTACACCTCAAGGTGCACCACCAAATGAACAAGATAATATGGCTGTAGTTTTTTCTGATCAAGAAGACATCAACACTTATCTACCTACTTCTACAAATACAGCTGGCAATCAAAGATTACAAGATGGAACAAAGATAATGGCAGCCATAAGAGCAAAAGAATCTATGTTGGTTTGGACGGATAACGCTCTTTACGTTATGAGACATGTGGGTGCACCATTTACTTTTGGCTTTGAACAAGTGGGAACTAATTGTGGATTGATAGGTAAAAATGCAGTTATAGAAATTGATGGTGTAGCTTTTTGGATGTCTCCAAAAGGATTTTTTGCTTTTGATGGTACAGTTAGATCTCTACCTTGTAGCGTCGAGGATCATGTATACGATAATATCGATACAACAAAGGGTCAACAAATTTGTGCAGGTATAAATAATTTATATACAGAAATAACTTGGTGGTATCCTGCATCTGGATCTGATCATAATGATAAATACGTAACATATAATTATGCTGAAAAAGTTTGGTATACAGGAACAGAAGCAAGAACATCTTGGATTGATGCAGAAGTATATCCTAAACCATTTGGAACTAAATTTACAAGTGCAGGGACAGGGACTTTTCCCACTGTAGTGGGTGAGTCTGGATTGGGTAAAACACAATTATTTGAGCATGAAGTAGGAACAGATCAAATTGATGAAACAGGAGCTCCAACAACCATTACATCATTTATAAAATCATTTGATTTTGATCTTCAACAAAGACAAAGTCCATTATCTAATCAACCGATGTCACTCGGTATAGTAGGTGAAGTATTTGTTGCTGTAAGACGTTTTGTACCTGACTTTGAAACATTAAATGGTAAGGCAAAAGTTACATTAGGGATTAAGAGATATCCTCAACAATCTGATAGTAACAGTGCTCTTAGCCCCTTTACAATTGAGTCATCTACTGATAAAAAAGATACTAGAGCAAGAGGTAGGTTTGTTAACGTCAAAATAGAAAATGACGATGCAAACCAATCTTGGCGTTTTGGTACGTTTAGATTAGATATACAACCAGATGGGAAAAGATAATGTCTAGAAGCAATTTTTATAATAATTATTATCAATCATTTATGAGTGAAAACATGAATCCTTTATATAGAAGGTATTTAGAATATTTATCTTCAGATCTACCTGACGTATCTGATATTGGTGGATTTATTGATGTTCCAACAACAGCTGAAAGAGAGGGATTAGAATCCTTATTAGATACAACAAGAATACCCGTTGATAATATGCGTATACCTAGGGCACCTTTGAATCAACAACGTGAAGGTGGTGGTGGACCTAGAGGTATAGGTAGATTTGGTAATTTAGATCCAGATAGTAGGAGAAAAGTTTTGATAGATGGTGTTTTAACTGATGTTTATACAAATATAACATCGGGTTTAACACAAACCTTTGATGGTAAAAATGTAAAAGGTGGTATAGATACTATTTTTGATCCTAGTAATTTAGGAGGAGTTACATTAGCTACTGATGGAGATGACGATGGTTATGATTATGATTATTCAACTTTTGGACCAGCCGTTTTAGGTTTTAATGCTCCTGCATTTAGTGGTGCTTCTCCATTTAGTTTAGATAAACGAAGAGAAGATGCTATTACAAATCAATTTGAATTTGAGAGAAAACTTCGAGAAGAAGAAGAAGCTAGACAGAAAAAAATTGCTGAAGAAAAAGCTAAACGAGAAGCTGAAATAGAAAGAGCACAACGAGCGGAAGTTGAACGTATTAGACAAGAAAATGAAAGATTGGATAAAGGTGGTTATCAATCTGATTTTAAACAAGATAAAAATTTTATGGAGGGAGAAGGTAGAGGTAGAGGAAATGATCCAGATGATAAAGGTGGATCAGACACAATGGGTAGTTTCTAATGGCAAAAATAGTAGTAAGAATACCTGAACCAAAAACCGAATACGATCAATCAACACAACAACAAATAAATAAAGCATTACGATCAGTTGTAGATCAATTAAATTCTACTTTCCTACAAGAGTTAAATGAAAAATCAGATAGATACTCATGGTTTAAGGGAGGTGGAGATAACAAAGAAGGATGGGGGTTTTAATATGAAGTTCAATATAGATAAAAAAGAATATGATAGTGATAAATTATCTGACAATGGTAAGTTAATCTTAGCTAGATTACAAAGTATAAAAGCTAAGAAAGATCAACTAACTATTGATTTTAGTGAATTAAATGTAGTTGAAAAAAACTATTTAGATTTATTAAAAAAAGAGTTACCAAAAGAAGAAGAAAAGGCGGATGTCCAATAGATATAAAAATGCATTTTATACGCCAAGTGGTCCAAATACTGCAGACACTGTTTATACATGTCCAAATGAAACAACCACTATATTTCAAACGTTGCAGCTTACAAACATAAGCGGTAGTAAAAACGTTACTGTAAGCATTACAGACACTTCAGCATCTGCAGATTTTGTAATAGCATATGTAGAAATGACAGGCCCTTTAATTATCAACGTTCTTAAGGGCTCTATTGTGTTAGAGGCAGGAGATATCTTAAAGATTGAAACTACTGCTACATCTGGTATAAGTGGAACTGCGGCTTTACTTGAAACTACAAGAGTATATATAGCTGATTCAAGTGGATTAGGAGGCAATTAACATGGCGTTTAAAGAGCCTGCATCAGTAAGATATGAAACAATAAATGGTAAAAAAGTACCTGTTGTTGAGTGCGAAACTGAGGTAGTATTACGTAATAAAAATACAAATTACGAATACTCTTCTGATCAAGAGGCAGAGGACGATATCGCAGATCCAAATTCTCCAACAAAAAGAGAATACATTACAAGATCTTTAAAAATTAAAGTGGCAGCAATGCCACCATTAGGAACGGCATCAGACGAATAATATGACTATAAGTAGATCACAAATGGAGAGACAGTTAAGACAAGGCGGTGGAATAATGGATGTTGTTCCTCGTGAAGCAGCTTTGTTTGGTGGTCTTAAAAAAGCAATTAAAAAAGTTACTAAGACTGTAAAAAACGTTGCAAAGTCTCCAGTGGGTAAAGCAGCAATGCTTTATTTTGCACCTATGGCTTTTGGACAATCAGCACCAGGATTAGCTGGATATCAAGGTTTATTTAGTAAAGCAAGTCCAGCATTTTCTAATTTATTCAAAGCAAAAAAAGCTACTGATAAAATATCAGGCGCTCAAAAAGCTATAAACGCTTTAAAAGTTGGATCAGCGGTTGGTGGTTTATCTGGTTTACTTGCAGCAGCAGAACAAGGTGACGAGGAAGCTATTGAAGCAACTACAAATGTAGAATCACTTAGAAGGTATTTATATTCATCGTACGAAAATTTAGGTTACGATCCTGCAGAAATACCTGATTTAGTTGAAAGGGATGTTTCTGAATATACAGCGGGACAAGGTGGTTATGCAACTGGTGGAAGAGTAAATTTTAATAGAGGGGCTTTAGCACAAAAATTTAGAAACTATTTAGCAAGAACACCAACAACACCTCAAGCAGCACCTGCACCTGCACCTAAACAACCTGCACCTACAAAGCCAAAACCCACGCCTTTTGATATGTCTAAGTACGGACAAGGAACTTTTACTGGAGGAATTGAAGATACAAGAAATATTGCATTGGCTAGATTAATGGGGTTAGGATACGACACGAGTCGTTTTGCAGACCCTATGGGCCCACCACCAGGATCGTCATCAGGACCTATGTTAATAGGACCGGGAATGGCTGCAAAATTTAAAGATGAAGAAAATTTAGCAAAATTAATTAATCCTTCTTATGGCATGAAGTTACAGACAGATGTTGTAGGTCTTTTAAGTATGGCAAAAGATATTGGAGAGAACTATACGATAGATCAAGCACTAGATTTTGATGAAGATGACGCTATGAGAATTATGGATGCTTATGATAAAAAAAATAAATATGGTCAATATGCACCTAGATCATCAGCAAATATACTACCTAAGTTTCCAGGAACCACAACTCCTCCAACATCTCAATTTCCTACTCAAAGAGGAACTGGTTCTGCAGGAAGAGGAATTAATTATGCTATAGGTGGTAGAGTCGGTTATGCTGAAGGAACCGACGATGAAGGAATAAAATCAATTATTATTCCAAAAAAACCAAAATTTCAAAATGAAAAAGATTTAGAAAAAACTTCACCAGGACTTGCAAGAGGGGAGTTAGGAGAGCCATTACCAGGTAGAAATGAAAGCAGTGTTAGATTAAATAAATTAATGAAAATGTATGACAATTTTAAAATGGCAATGCCTGGAATGAGTGATAAAGGAGCTTCAAGAGATTTATTTAAAAACAGATTAAGAGAAGAATACGAAAAATTACATTTCTTAGACAAAGAGAAATTTGATGATTTTTTAAGACAAAATAAAGCTAAAGGTGGCAGGATAGGTTACGCTATGGGAGATAGCGCAGAAGATAACGCTATGCAAGCAGCAGGCATCATGAACCTACCATTAAATCGAAATAAAGCTGGTATAACAGAGCTAGATCTAAGAAAAACAGGTGGATTTATTCCTCCAGTTGGTATAAAAGAGAAAGCAGACGACATACCTGCTATGTTGTCAAATAATGAATTTGTGTTTACAGCTGATGCTGTAAGAGGAATGGGTGACGGAAACGTTAATTTGGGTGCACAACGTATGTATGATATGATGAAAAAACTTGAAAACGGAGGAAGAGTTTAATGGCTCAAGTAACAACAACAAGAACAGCTCCAGCAGAATTTATTGAAGCAAGAGGTAAAACATTTTTAGATCTACTTGAAAAATCAGTAGGTCAATTTAGAAAAGAGGATCTTTCAAAAGCATATGGTCAACAGTTTGTTGCTCAAATGGATCCCCTTACATTACAAGCAGCTGATGTGGCTGCAAGAGGTCCTACGGCATACAAAGATTACATGTCGCCTTTTCAACAAGATGTAATTGATGCGACTCTAGAAGATTTTGATATACAAGCTCAAAAAGGTATTGGTTCATTTAGAGACGATGCCATTCAGGCAGGTGCGTTTGGTGGTGCAAGACAAGGTATTGCAGAAGCAGAATTTAAATCTGCATCAGATAGAAACAGAGCTGCTTTACAAGCACAACTAATGCAACAAGGATTTCAACAAGCTAATCAATTAATGGGTGCGGATATTTCTAGATTGACTGGTTTAGGATCATTAGGCCAACAACAAAAACAAAATGAATTATTAGCTCAACAACAACTTGCTCAACAAAAATTGACTCAACAATTAAAAGGAGCTGAAATATTTGGACAGGGAGTAACTGGATTAATTGCAGGATACCCTGGAAGAACAGTACAAGAAATAATGCCATCTATATCACCATTGCAAACTGCGTTATCAGCAGGTGCAACAGCTGCTGGTATCTATGGTGCATTAAGATAAAAGGATAATAAGTGAGTAACGTATACAAAAGACCTATGTTTAGAAGAGGTGGCAACACCAACATGAATGGTATTATGTCCAAGGTAGAAGATAGGCAAGACTATGAAATAGGTGGAGGTGCTGGAATACAAGCTGACAATATTAGAGTAAGTGATTTACCTTTTATGAAAAATGAAATGCCTTCTGTAAACAGTTCTGCACCTTCTATTACAAATAAACAAGATTCATCGTATGAAGAAACAGTAAGAAAAATAATGGATGAGTACGAAAGTAAAAGAGTAAATCCAATATATAAATTAGCCATACAAGGTGGTTTAAGAGGCATGTCTGAAAGAAGAGGAGGTAGTGTTGCT